AGATTGTAAAATGAGAGTATGGAAAAAAATCTATATTCCATATTATACCCCTGAGCCTGAGCGCGAATTTAAGCGCAAAGACGGAACAACCATGACGGGCAAGGAATTTAAAAAAATCCGGCGCACGTTTGGTTTATCGCAAGAAGCTATGGGTAGAACTTTAGCAGTGCCTCCGGCGCGTTATTCTCGCAGGTGCGTAGCTTATTGGGAAGATGGTAAAAACAAAATCCCGCCCGCTGTAGAATTGCTCATGCTGATTTTTAGAGAGCGATTTGTTTTAATCCCCTCCAAAACTAAACATCGCTTCACCCGGACGGATGTAAGTCCTTAATTCCTTGTTATAATTCAAAGTATAATCCCCTGCCTGTCCTATGAAATAATCATCACGGGATTTTTGCACCCTTATCAAAGTTTCACCCTCTTTCGGCCTATGCACAACTATTCCTAGATCAGGCTTGTTGCTCCAGTGTGCAGAATCAGCAATGTCATAAAGCGTTGGTATTCCATCGTTATATTTATCTTTCCGTTTCATTTTTGAAGGGTGGGCGACAATCATCATGTGAACATTGTATTTGCGGGCAAATTTTTTTAGCTGCCTTATTGCAAAGCCCGTATATTCTGTTTGTGTCATCGGCCCCCTATCGTGTTCCATCTCATTCCAAGGATCGACGACAAACATATCCACCCCATGCCTTACAGCAGCAGCAGCCATTTTTTCGAGCAACCAGCCTAAAGTTACCTCGTCATCAATATTAGGCACAATAAACCTGAACTTTTCATCCATCCATTTATCAGCGTGAGCAATCTCATCCGGCTGGGCAAGTTTAGGCCGCATTCCTAGAATCAATGTTCTTAGATTGTGCTTATGGTGCGTCTGGGGCGTTTGTTCAAAACTGGCAAAAGCAACCCTCCAGTTTGAATTTTTAGCAATGTCATAAGTGATAAAATTGATAAACGTGGTTTTACCATGCGAAGGAATACCCGTGACCACCGAAAAATCGGCTTTGCGTATGTTAATCGGTATCACGTCAAGTTTGTGGTACTCCTGAGGAGGTAAAGGAGCTAATTCACTCATTTTGTAAACGCCACTTACTTCCACCCACTCCGCTGCTGCAATCGTTTCTAAAACTAAATCCCTTCCACCCTTAAGATAAACTTCGTTCAAGTCTTTCGTTCCTGCCGGGTATTTTACCCATAAACAACGGTGCTTTCCTAACCTTAGCGATAGATCATGCAACAGGTTTGCACCTGCCTTGTCACCGTCAGCACAAATCACTATTTCACCATTTGCGGGGAAACCATCCAAATAAGAGTATTTAACGCTGTCAGCACCTACCCTACTGGAGGGTGCTCCATCTGGCACTGAGCAGGCAAAAAAACCGCATTGTAGGGCTATTAAACAATCCATCTCCCCCTCAGTGATGATTAAACGGCTATTAGGGGAGTTTTGCCAGTCGGTGATTGCGTTTTGATTGTAAAAACACTTAACCGCATCTTTTTGTTGAGTAAATTGCTTTTCGCCAGACAAAGTGCGAAATTTGCTGTTGACGTGTTCTTCGCCAATAAAGAAAGGAATTTCAATACATTCACCACCTGTAAGTTGACTTGAACTTCTCCACCCAAGCCGCGTTGCTAGTTCGAGGTCTATTCCCCTGTTCTCTAGCAATTCCGCTGCTTTCTGAGTGAGAACCCCCGCTGTATCCGCAGTGGTGGCAGTTGAAAATGAAGCTTTGTCCATCGAGGGTGACTGAGAGGCATCGGTCATTTTTGTTTCTCCTTGTGTGAGAGCATTTAGGGCAAATTGTTTTGTTATTTCCTTGCCTTAGGTTAAAAGTAATTCCAAAATCTGATGGTTTTTTCATAACAGATAACTCGGTGATTGATTGCGTTTTTTCTTGATAAAGTCTATCGTTCTTTCCCAACCCCACCGCCTAAAAGCTATGTCAAAATGCTCGTATTTGTAATTGTATTGGGCGCAAGCTAAACGAAATTCCTCAATGAGAATTGGCAGATCACTAACTGCAATGCCATATTTTTTGCAAACTGATGTCAGGTCGTGGGTTTCTAATTTTCCCCTTTTCAATTCCCACTCCGTAAGAGTCATCTTCTTACTACTACCTTTATTAATTTTTTCTTTCTTACTTCCTTTATCATTATCATTATCATTATCACTATCACTATGGGCATGTTTTGGTACAATCTGGTACCCACTGGTACCCACTGGATGCGACTGGATGCGACTGGTAATTTCTTCTTTCCACCTACTTAACGCATTGTTTTTATTTCTTTTGCATATTGCATCATACCTTTCGCAATCCCTGTCCATCTGATTTTTGAAGTTGATAAACAAAGCCTTTAGTACACCAGAAAGTTGCACATTTCCGGTTTCATTGTACAATTTAATTGCTTTGAAAAGTTGCCCAGCTTGCGCGTCATCAAGTTCATCAAGAGCGCTTAATGAATCGACATAAAGAATAAATGATTTTTTGGTCATAATCTTTCCCTTCTTTCCCTGTAAAAAGTAGTAGTGGGGGCGCTTCCATCCGGGAAAGGATTGATTGAAGCATTACGGAGCAACCCGCCCCCCACTGTATCTAACCGATACGACTGCGACAGTATATTTACGGAATCCTTACGGTCAAGGCAAAAAAGAACCCCCTTTTTACGGGGGGCCAAGTAGTCACAAGGGAGGTGTATTAATACGGCAAACAGCGTATAATATCAGCAACTTTTTCTAATAATTCATCCTCTGACCAGTATTTTTGTTGCCATGCTTTGCGTCCTAAAGTGTGGATACCTTCACGGCCTTGATGGTGAAAGTGACACAAGGGAAGAACTTTCAATTCGTTTTTACGTCCTCCGGCCCCTGTTTTAGCGTGATGTACGCTAGCAGGGGTACGTTCGCCCATTTTTAGCAAACAAACGATACAGCCTATGTCCCTGACTAATGCCTGATGCTTTTTTTCTGCAACAGTCACCATTGCTTTGCCAATATCTGCCCTTTAAGGCGCTCTAATTCAGAAACGTCATCTCTGCAAACAATGTACAGTCCTTTGTTTTTTTCTACAATCAGCTTGCGTCTTACCTGATCGTCCGAAAGAGGATTAGATTTTACCTTGCATTCAACTTCTACCCACCTTCCAAAAGGTGTCAGCGCAGTAATATCCCCAAGCCCCTTTTTACCAAAACGTATGTAATGGCCTTTGTCTGTTTTAATTGCGCCAGTGTTTTGCCTAATGACATCACAGCCCCACAAACAGAGAAGCTGAATACATGCGGCAACTAATTGGCTCTCGCTCATTTCTTTTCGCTCAATAAATACTCTTTAACCAGCACATCGCGTATATATTGTGCAGGGGTGGTTTTGTTGCGCGAAACAATTTTATCCAGCCATTTTTTCATGTCGTCGTCTAAAAAAGTTTGCACTCGATGGTTAAACATTATTTTCTCCAAAAATTGATTTGACAGCTAGATTCTATCTGATACATTCCGTGTTGTAAAGTTACAAAACGATAATAACACAACACAAGGTGATAACATGGATAATGATTCTCTCATAGGATTTTTGTTTGGTTTGGTAATTGGGGTATTTCTTACCCTGATAGTTATTGTTGCTATTAGAGAGCAAGATTTAGATGCTTGCCGCAAAGAACATAACGTTTATTTTTGCAAAACCGTGACTGTTGTAGGTAAGCCATGAACGAACAAGTAGATAACGCCATTGGTGGATTTATGGGGGATGCCTCGAAAGAGGGCGGGAAATTCTGTGCAGACGTTGGTAAACTTGCCGTAGCACCATCCCCCACCCAAACCACTGACCGCGAGGCGTTTAAAAAGGCAAATCAACGTGGCAAAGAAATTGCAGAGCAGTCTATTGAAAAATCTTTTGGCCTAAGTCCTAATTTTACCAAACGTGAAAGAAGAATGGCTAATGCTATTTTGTATTTGCAAGCCGCCCGCGCTGAATCAGATGAGGAGATTGAGAAGTTAAAGCATGAAATTGACGAGCAATGCCGCATTAACGGAATGGGCGGTGAGCGTGAATTAAGTCTGATGGCGCAAATTGAACGGCTGAAAAGCGAAATCAATGAAGTAAAATACGACGAGGACGACTGTTATGAGGAAATTCAGCGGATGAGGCATGGGATTAGAAACGCATTGTACCCCAAAGGCATTAAACATCCGCAACAAAGCGAATGGAAATGGATGCTTGAAAAAATCGCTGAACAAACAAAAGAAATCGAACGTCTGAAGCGGGTGGTTGATGCTGCAAAAGCTATCTTGCCTTATGCTGATGCCATTATTTGTTATGCCTCGACTATGGATGAACACGAGCCTAATCGTCTAGTTTTTAATTTAGGGGAAGCCCTAAAAGCCGCAGAAAAGGAGAGCGCGAAATGAGCGAGGAATCTAAACACACCGCCGACACCAGCGTCGTTGAGTTGGTGAGGGAGTTGCGGGAAGCTTTGGTTGAAACAGTGGATTGGGCCGGGACTGTTAATGGCTACACCAACGCGAGACAATATGCGTTTCCTTTTGTTGCCAAAGCCGACGCATTCCTAGCCAGCGCACCGGAAGCAAAAGATGAAAGGCCAATTACCGAGGATGGCCGCCCAATTTTTGGGGATGGTAGCGCATGGGATATTAGAAGCTATTTGCTTGGTATCGAGCAAGCAAAACCGGAGTTGAGCGAGGATGAGCGCATACGAGTTGAAGAAATAACAATGTCGAAACTTCAAAGCTTTTTAAAAATAAATAATACACGAGTACGACAAACAGCGGAAGGGCAAGCATCAGTGAACTTTGCGATCGATAACTTAAAACAATTAGTACCTGATCAAGCATTTGAACTGGAGAACTACGTAAACCAATTGATTTATGCGGTTACAAGTAACTCTAAAAATATGAATTCTGATAACTTACAAGAAGCGGCGCGCGCGGCTTTGAGAATATTGCCTGAAACAAGTCGAGAACCCAAATTAGCAAAGTCTGCTATTAGTGCTATGGCTCGCACGATCGTCTTTTTAGCACCTCCCGAAAGATTGCGCGCTGTAAAGACAATTCTGGAAATTTCACTTAGTGATGGAATTGCATTAGAGACTAAAGAGCGATTGGCTAGTGTAGGGCTCGCAGTTGCCCCAACGTTAGATCAGGCGGGATTGGAGCAAATTATTCGTGATTTAAGACCCAAGCTGCGTTCAAATGAAAAAATATCTCCAAGCCTAGCACAAATAATTTCCTTAGCCACTTCACGCATTTAACCCACATATTGAGGCATTCGATGTATCTCGTTAGTTTGCATTCACAAAAGAGCGGAACCGGAAAAGCGAGCGTGCGCGAGGGGGATTGCGTGCTTACCCACTGGATGCCACTACCAGCGCCACCAGCAGCGCAGAAAGAGGGGGCGTGATGAGATTGCTATATTTGCAAGGTATCGGTGAAAGTGCAAACGCGGTAATTATTGTTGCCGACAAAGTAGTTTCAATTCACCCGCGCATGGTCGGTGTAGATTTTAATGCTGTGCTAGAAACATACGATACTTACAAGGTAGAAGGCACGACCATTATTTGTGTAGGCGAAGCGTATATTGTGGCGAATGAATTTGCTGATGTGTTGAAAATGTTAGAACAACAACCCACCGAGAGGAGCGAGTGATGAAAGTATTGCAACTGAAAGAAATTTTAACGATGTTTGGCGATGAAACAGAAGTTTTTATTCAAACTACACCACACGATTTATGTCAACCTATTACCAAAAAAGCCATCAGCTTAATCGGTGCTTCGATTGATAGCCGTTCGGGGTGTTTAAATAAAGAGAAAGTTCTTCTAACCGCTTATTTCCCACACGAGGCAACCCAATGACAACTGAATCACGCAGAGCGACACTAGAGAGATTGAACAAAATGCTTTATGATTTGGTGAAAGTAAACGTTGAAAAAGCAGCCCTAGACAGCGTTGCCGCGCCTGTGGCTGAACTGGAATTGCGAAAAGTCGGTTTCACTTGCGAGCGTACTGGCGAACGCCACACTTACAATAGCATGACCGATTTTGTTATGGCATTCTTGACCATGAAGCGTGAACGCGATGAAGCGCTAGCCGCGCCTGTTGAATATGAATATCGCCCGTATAATCCAACAACTGGTTCCAACGGTGTTTCAGCGGAAGCTATTATTCCACACACAACAGCGCCTGTGCCGCAGCAAGAGGTGGTGGAGCGTGAAGCTAGAATCATAGCGGCAAAAAAAATGGGACTTATAAAAGACCCCTACGGTGAAAAACTACCGAACGACTTGTGGCGACAGTGCATTCCAGAGGCCAAAGCAGCCCTCTCCACCCTCCCCCAGCAGCGAGTGTGGACGCGGGAGGAGTTGGTTGACCTAATAGCGCCGCGCACAGGGTACAACATGGATAATTATAACGGCACATCTTTTGCGCTCAGAATTGGCGGAGAAATTGCAGACGCCCTCATCGCCAAACAAGCCGTGATTGTGAGGGAGTGATGAGCAGTACAGAAAAAAATATTTTTTTATTTCATGAGTTAACTCCTTTTAAATTTACAGGTGCTTTTGAAAGCTTGGATTCAAAATATTTTATAGGAAGTATTGTTAGCGAATCTACGGGAATTATAATCGCAAACATTTCCTTGAATGGTGTCAATGCATCAAAAGAAAAAGTTAATCAAATTGGGGTTCTTTTAACCAAAATCTTAAACGACCTTGAACGGTAAAAATTTCATGAGCGCTAAAATCATATTATTCGGGTTAATCATAGGATATTTCATCCTAGGAATTACCATTGTTGTAACTGGTTGCGTATGGGGATGGTGTCAATGATTAAAATTCATGAAGAAGTAGTGCAAGGCAGTCAGGACTGGATGGCTTTACGGTGTGGCGTTTTAACGGCGAGTGACATGCATAAAATCGTTACTGAAACGACGCTAAAAGCAGCCAATAACGACAAATCACGGGCGCATGTGTATGAGATTCTTTCGCAGAAAATCACCAAACACGTTGAACCCACCTATGAAAACATGAATATGCTAAGAGGCTATGAGGACGAAATAGAGTCACGTCGGCTTTATTCAGAGAACTACGCCCCTGTTACGGAAGTAGGGTTTATCACTAACGACAAATGGGGGTTTACGCTGGGCTATTCGCCAGACGGTTTAGTGGGGGATGATGGGTTAATTGAGTGCAAGTCCCGCGCCCAAAAGTACCAGATTCAGACCATTTTGAACGGTACTGTACCCCCTGAATATGTCATGCAGCTACAGACGGGGCTTTTGGTATCCGAAAGAGAGTGGATTGACTTTATCAGCTATTGTGGTGGACTGCCAATGTACACACTTCGAGTCTATCCCGACGCTAAGATTCAAGAGGCTATTATTGAGGCCGCTAGAGTGTTCTACGATAAGATTGACGAAATGATCCTGCAATTCTCGGAAAAGCTTTCAACGGAGCATTTACGTCTGATTGCTACGGAACGTCAAGACTACAGCACAGGAGGAATGCATGTCTGATATGACCAAAGTAATTGTCGCCAAGAGTGACCAGCTAAATACTGATGATTTAATAGGTGGAAGCCAGACCATTCACATTACCAAGGTTGCTATTGCTCAAGGCGGTGAGCAGCCCGTTTCTGTGCATTATGAAGGGGATCAGGGCAAGCCATACAAGCCGGGTAAATCAATGTGCAGGGTAATGGTTGCGGCATGGGGCAATGATGCCAAAGCCTACGCAGGACGCTCTATGACGGTCTACAGGGACGAAAAGGTAAAATGGGCGGGTATGGAGGTAGGAGGCATCCGAATAAGCCACATGAGCCATATTAACGAACCTATGACCATTGCGCTTACTGCAACCAGAGGGAGCAAGAAGCTATTTACCGTAAAACCTTTAGTCATTCTAACCGAGGAGGAGAAAAAAATAGCTACGGACGAGGCATCTAAAGGGATTGAACACCTAGAATCATGGTGGAAAGCTCTTACTGCTGCCGATAAAAAGAAATACCATCCGATTAAAGACGAACTCAAAACCATAGCAGAAGGAGTAAACCATGGCTAAACGACGCTACAAAATTGAAATCACCGACTATGACCGCCTACAAGAAGCCTATCCGCTGGCAATTAAAGAAAGGGTCATTCGCACTTTTGACTATGCCTACATTGCAAAGCTGCTGGATTGTCAACTACCTGTCCCCGGCGTCATTGTAGGGGATCAGCAAATGGACATTGAAACACTAATCAGAAAGGAAGCGTAAATGTACCAGCTTAGTATTCTTCTAAGTCACCATAATCAAGTCATTAGCTTGATTTACAACACCAAAGAAAAGGTGGATGCTGCGTGTAAATCTGTGATGAATTTAATTGAAAACCATGAAAATGTTATCACTATTGATGATGAGCACGCTCATTCTGCTACTTTTTACAGCAAGAGCGTAACTTCTATCTTGGTTTCAAACTACGACGCTGATTTGAATTTGCAGGTGGACAAGAAATTTTTAGAGGCTCGTTCCCAAAAGAAATTCGAGAACAAACTACGCACTGACCCATCATTCAATTTAACTGGAGGCATCCAATGACGGAAGAACCACCATCACTGGCTGACGTAGCCGAAAAACAAACGGACGAAGCCAAAATCTATCTAAAAATAGCCCAAGCCATTAAACTGAAACAATGGTGCGTCGAACAAGCCGTTCAATCCCATTCTTTGAGTGATCCTCTTAGCTTGGCTAATAATTTTTACAAATTTATCACTACGCCTTAATTTACACACCCGCGTTTGAAGAACTCCTGCTGCTTGGTGTATTTATCAAACCAAACTGCAAACGTAGGGGGAGTCCTGACAGAGTCTATCCAGTCTAGGGTAGCTCTGTCAGGTATCACAGGGGAAGGGCAGAAATAAGGAACAGGCTTATTCGTCGTCCCGCAAGCGCACAACATTGTCATGGACGCTATTGCTAGGCTTAGAAAGAGCCTCCGCTTCATCTTTGTAAGGTTGTATGGCATTTTTAATGTCCTCCTGCTCTTGGTGGGCGCTGAACAACCTGTCCAGCCACCCCCCAATGAGTGATTTAACCACTGCAAATGCAACACTGAACCACATTATGCAACCGTTGGAGAAGCGCCTTCTACCACAGCAGCGGGTTTAGGCAGGTTAGCAATAATGAGTGATACAGCACCATGCGCTGCGTTCACAGCGTCTTGCTTCAAATCTTCTTTAACTTGAGCCGTAACTTGTGGAACCAATGCAGCAATCGCAGCACCCACGTTACCGCCCGATGCAATGACCGTACCAATATCTTCCAAACCTTGTTCTAAAATGGTCAGACCTTGTTGGCCGATGGTAGCTTCAATTTGTTTTGCCAAAGCAGCAAGACCGGGAAGAAGCTTCTGCTCCAGTTCCGTAAATACGGTATCTACTTCGGTTTCGGTTGAATCAAAAAAATCTACAATTTTAGTCCAAATGCTCATAAAATCCCCTATTGAATGGTGAGGCTGAATGAATCAGCTAGAGTAGATAATAACATACGAAATGTTGAACGGCTATTCAAAACTGCAACCATTCCATCAATGTTTCCAATGGTATCACCCACTCCAATGCAACCCAGAAGTTCATCAGCTAGGTTTGCGGGGTGAATCTCTATGTTTGTGCGGTTAGGTACATCCCGTGCTATCCACACACTACCATGCTTAGGACTGATATAACGGTTGAATTCATACGTTCCCAGCGGAATGCAGCTTTTGTCAGGTAGGTTTTCTTTCCACGGTAATTCGATGGTGTAGCAAAGGTGATTACCATCATCATCAAATAACTCGCCCAGTGTCCCATCATCAGTCGATGGTTGGCGTTTGAGAAGCATTAGTGCCTCCCAAGCAAAGATTTAATGTCCTCTGATACTACGTCCAAACGGTCGTGTAACCGTTCAAAAGATTCTTTTACATCTTTGTTTGCTGCAAATGTCTTAAAACTTTCTAATTTATGTTCGTCCAAATTTTTTTGGACTTCATTGACATTTTTCTGCACAAGACTGACTTTGACATCATTATTATCAACTTGTTTTACTATCCTCATACCAAAGTATCCCAAAACAGTCATAACACCTGCCAATAAACCCGTTATCAACTCGTGAATAAAAGAATATTCATATTCAGTAGCCATGTCTTATCTCATTCTTACAGCGGTTATTTTCCCTGTTGAAGTCGCAGTGGAAACAGCAAAACTGCCGTTTGCTACAAGATAAACTGTTGTAGTTCCTGATAATTTTAATGTTTGTGGTGGTACAGTCAATATTGTGGCTGGGTTTCCACCTGTTAAATATGAACCTGCATAAGTCGCAAAATCTGGAACGGTTGGTAAAGTAGCTGATGTAGTGCTAATACCAGCAGAAAATATGGTGGCGGTGGTAGTTCCAGCTAAGTTAAAAGAAGCTGACCCATACACTAACCATTGCCCTGCTGTGAGAGAAATAGATGTAATATTTGCAGAAGTACCTGATGAAAGACTAACAGCCGTACCAGTCGATGTTACGGTTTCTCCAACTATACCAGCCGACGCACTATCATTGGTGGTAGTTCCTTTTATGCCGCCAGTTGTAGGAGAAAAAATTAATTGAGGAACAGTAAGAGTTTTTCCTACTCCATCAAAAGCACCGACTTTGTTACCGTTTGCATAAATATTAACAACGCCGGATGACCCATTTGCAGATAGGTCCAATTCGTTGTCGGTTGAATACAAATAGGCCGCATTAGCTGATGTGAACGGAGAAGTTCCACCATTAGAACTATTGATACCCATATTAATAAAATGGGTCGTGGCCGTACCGTTATCTGCTGTTGCAACAAAATCGGAACTTGCTGCTGATCCTGAATTGGTATTTTGAATGCTTACTTGGTAGTAATTGTTCACGTTTCCTGTGAATTGCGCTGCAATAGTATCGATTGTGTCAATGTATCCACCCGTACCAAGAATCAATGGAAGCGTGATATTTTGATTGTAGTTGGTGTTATTTAAAACGCTCCCTGTAAATCTTCCATAGGTGCTATCAACTATTGCTGCATAGGTATTGCCCAAAGCCATTTCGCTTGCTGCGGTGAAATGTAAATTATCAGCGTTTAGAGCTAAGTTTGTGGTATCAACGTATCTGTTACCCGCTGCTGCACCAACTGCTTTTTGAGCAGCGCGTACAGTTGCTTGATAAGGAACCGTCGCAATAGACTGATTAGGCAAACCTGCAATCACAAATAAATAGTTTGGAGATAACGTGTAGCTTGCAAACAAAGTGGACTTCAAAGCTGCTGCAAATGCCGTTAGATTGGATTGATACGCATTGGCATTAGTTTGGTTTTGCGCGTCTGTTTCACCCTGATCCCAAATAAAATCATTCACTACCGCAATTTGTCCGGTTAAAGCAATCGCTGGCAAAGCTGCGTTTACTGCGTTTGTCAAACCAGTCCATTGAGCACCGGGGCCGGATGGGTTCCAGTTAGTTGCAAGGCTAGTGGCTCCTACTGCATATTTTACAATATAGGTAGGTTGTCCCGTAAATGCTGTAGCCGCTGCTCCAAAAGATACTTCTGGCCCTATGCTTTTTGCATCTAAACCTTGGTTATTATTGCCGGATGATAGGGGGCTAAAAGTGTTCCCGTTCCAAATCAAAGACTGCAAATTAGGATAGTTAGCTGGAGTATACGGGAAAGGAGTATTTGCTACTGCACCGTTACCTACCATATTGCTCTGTCCAGCCAAGACAGATACTAGTGCCGTTTTAATGCCCGATAACCCACCAAGATACGATTGAAGCTGCGTAAGGAACGATGACGAAGGTACGCCGCCGCGATACATAGTAAATTGTCCAATTTGACCTAAGAAAGGCTGCAAACCTCCGTCTTGGTTGTTACCAATAATTAAATTACCACCAGCATCTGTTCCCGGTGTTCCCGAGAAAGCTTGAACTGTGGTCATTGATAAAGTTACACCGTTGGCCGTAATTACTGGAGCTACGGTTGGCGTAGAAGTATTGTAAGAAATAGTTATTTCATACGGAACATTAAGCGCAAAAATTGCCGGAGTATCCCATATACCAGTTGTGGTGCTACCCCCAGCAGAAAACCTCATAGTTACTTTAGAGCCAGACCCATAAAACAAAGCAGAATAACCAGAAGTAGTGACCCCTGCTACATTGGTACTTTTATAAAAAATCGCGCTGTTTGAACCATTTCCAGTAGCCATTGCGGTCAAAGAAATAGTACCGCCGCCCGAAAATATATTTTGAAGATTTGATGCATCTGTTACTACAAGGTCATCAAGGCCTTGAAAATCCATGCCGGGGGCAGTTCCATTAAACCCAGTTGATGACCAAATTGGTTTTGCACCGCCCGATTGGTTTGCATTGTATGAGTTACCAGATTTATCGTTGATAGTGGCAACTTTACTGCCTGATAAAGTCAAAGAAGCGTAATCATTGGAATCAAGCCAAAGAACTGTACCGCCTGCTGCTAATACAGGGCTAAATGCGTAATTCTGACCCGTTGGGCTTTGGCCTTGAGTCGTAGAATTAAGCGGATTAAAAATACCCCCGCCAGCAAATTGGGCGAGGGATGGTGAGGCAAGTAAAATGAAAAGAAGGGCAAGTATCTTTCTCATTGTGTCTGCGCTGCCTCAAATGCGTGGTTAGTGGTTGCTGCATAGACATAAACAGCCTGCTCACTAATATAACTTCCAGTCATGGTAAGAGTACCGCATGGGGCTAATTCAAAAGTTCCAGACGTACCGCCGCCACTAGGAGCCGAACCAAACGCTACAAACAAGCTTTCTGCTGTAGTAATACCCTGAGTGGTTGCACTGCAAGGATTCTCAATCCACAAAGTTGACCGATTCTGGTTTTTTGCAAACATCGTTTGCCATGTGCCGCCCGTTGTAATGGTAAGGGTAGAAGCATTAACCAAAGGGCCAACTGCCGCAAATGCAACAAATGGGGCTAAGAGAAAAAGCGTAAGCCATTTTTTCACGCTAAATCTCCTATGAAGTTGCGCTAGAGAACGGAGTCGTTGGGGTTGTTCCAGCTTGATAAGTTATGCTGCAATTCCACAAATTTGTCGCAACATCGGTGCAAGAAATTGTATCACCAATAAAACCACCGCTAGGCTGAGAACCAGTAAAAGGCATTTGAATAGAATGGTTAGTTGCAGCAGCAGAAGAAAAGATTTTTGCAGTACCACCGTTTTGACCAATAGCAATACCGTTAATGAAATCAGAAACAGAAGCAGCCAGAACAGCATGTTTACCGCTGGTAGTAGTGGTGGTAACAATGAAATTGTATCTGTTACCTGTACCAGTAGCTGCTGGAAGCGTTGCTGTTGAACCTGCTGCGGTATTAAGAAGCAAAGTTCCGTTTGAATTTGCAGAAGTAACGGCCAAACTTGCGCCTACTGCTACAGGTGCAGGGCCAGTAATGACTGGATTATTCACTGTTGGAGCTGTCAGAGTTTTATTAGTCAGTGTATCAGTCGTTGCGCGTCCTACAAGCGTATCCGTAGCAGCCGGAAGGGTAAGAGTACCCGAAGCCACTGACGATGCTACTACCGTGGTCGTACCCGAAGTAGAACCCGTATAGGTATTACGCGAATTTGTTGTAGATAATGATGGAATAATAACTTGAGAGTATGCGGCGGTTGCCAGCAAGCAGATCGCCGTGGATAGAAGAAGATGCTTCCGCACGACTATCTCCCTTCATAGCAAGTAAGAGGCTGTGCAGCAGTACCAATTGCAGTTACTTTGCTTGTGCTAATAGTTGGGCCACTTACAACAATGGAAGCACCTACCGAAAGAGCTACGCTGCTAGCACCTGAAGTTGCAGCGGTACCCCCGGCAAGGTTAACATAAGCAGGGTTTGCACCGCTGTTGAAAATCATCAGATATTTACGCTGTGGGTTAGCTGCAATAATTTGCTGCGACGAACCAGTCAACGAGCTGATTGAACAATCGTACAAGGTGTAAGGAAATTGTTGTGCGTTTGCTGCCGAGGCCATCAAAAGCAGAGAAGTAGCGGCCAAAAGAATCTTTTTCATGGTGACTCCAAAAGTTATTTGCACACACCTTACCACCTTATTTAGTGGGTTGCAATAGCCTTGGAGTACCTTCTATTGAATCTGCTATCCTTTACGGGCGTACAATATAAAAATAGGCCAGAGAACTCCTACTGAATACAGACTTGCCCCCCACAAACGTAAATTTGATGGATCGTACATCACAAACCCAAAAATCACCATTGCACCTATCAACGAAAGCATGGCTAACAGACGAGCATTCAAGATAAGCCTCCATTGTGAAATGACGCGCACTACGTTGGACAATTCGGCATCTACTGGCTGTTCATTTTCCATAATATCCCCTATTTTTTGCTGAAAAAACTTTCTTCCTCACCTTTTCCGGTGATTCCTTTGCGAGCCTGAATAAGCTTTAGCCCCATATTGGCGGCTTGCATCTTGTTTGCGGGAGTGGATTTTTTATTATTAAGAACATCAAGTATGGCTTTTTCAACAGCTAGCTCCAACTTGTTCAGTTCTTCTGTCATTTTTTCCTATGCGGGTGCTGACCCTTAATGATTTGACTTAAATGCTTGCCGTGGCTATCCGCATTGAGCAAGCTTGATGCTTTTTGAATCGGTACGTTACTGTAGATATAGCTGCCTGTTTTATGAAAGTCCACATGTAATTCTCTATTCAGCACATCATAGCCGATTGCTTTGATGGTAGAGCTTTCTACTGGAGTCATTTTTGTCATTTTATCATCTTCTGCTGATTTTCAATTCCAGCCAAAGGATCAGCAGTAGCACCAAGAGCTTCGGTTGCCTCAGGCCCTAATGTTTCTCCGCGTCCTTCAATCATTTTAAGGAGGCGCTCTAGCTTGGCTTGGGCCATTTTCTTTTGGGCATACTTAGCGCCAGTCCCTACAGCAACACCTGCCATGCCTTTTTTCATGCCCCCGTAAAGAAGTTCTACAGCAGGAAGGGCATTACCAGTTGCAGCAGCGCGAGAATCACCCAAAGTGATACCTAATTTGCCAGCCATTTTAGTTAAACCCTCAATGGTGGTATTTTTAGCGGCTTCTCGGATTGCTTCTTTTTCTTCCTTTGTGAAACCGCGAGAAAGCCTGTCGTTATTCACAAGTTTTTCAAGTTCGCTTTTGATTTTATTGGGGTCGCCTTCGGACTTTTCTGCAATGTCAGCTAATTTTTGAAAGCTTTTCTTTTTTGACCATGTGGCTTTTGCTTTTGTAAGGCTGTCCAGTTGATTTTTAGCCTCAGGTGGTAGGTCACTAGCCCCTAATTCACTATAAGCATCATCAATGGCATCCATAGCCTGTCTTGCTTTGAACGCTTGGTTGCCTTTTCCTGCTCTTGCAGACGTAGTGTACAATTCTGCAAATGCCCTATCGTAAATGTCTAAATCTTCTACAGACAAACCATTGGCTGCCTCTGAGCGCATTGTGTTTACCAAATTTATAGCTTTCTTATGCAAAAGAGGTGTCAATTTACCGTCTTTTTTCATTTGGTTTTCAATGCTATCTACTATTTTTACAGATTTTTCAGGTGTAATTTTAACACCATTTGTTCGCATCTGAGCGTAATTTTCATCCGCTATATCATCAAATTTACGAGTAGCAGCGTCTAACGCTTCTTTTGAACGAGCCGAAAATCCTTCTCCAAATAATTTACCTGCTTGGCCTATCTCTGATCCTACTTTGCCAATGACTTTTCCAGCACCTTTAAGAGCGTAAGGAGCTACTGCACCTATGCCAGCACCTTCTGCGGCATTTTGGACATTCTCTTTAATGTCTTTAGCCCCTGTTTCAGTAGCACCCGCCGCTGCACCATATTTAGCACCTGCTTTGGCTAAATCATATACACCATGAGCTGCTTTTACTTCTCCCCCACCTGCAAGTGTCAAAGGATCACCGATAAACTCTCCTACCGCACCTGCTACGCCCGTACCCTTACCTTGTTCTTCGGCAATTCCTTTGGCACTTTCCAGAATTTCATTAGAAGGTAACCCCAATGTTTTGCCAACACCTAGGTTATTGGCTAATTCCCCTACTCCCAGCATTCTTTCAGCAGCACCACGTCCAACGCCTTGGGCTACAGCTTTACCTTCGCGTTCTAACCAATTAGGGCTGTCTACGGACAAACCATTTGCCTTTAATTTAGCACTTAGCTGCTCTTTCGTCGTTCCATCCGGTACGCCGCGCAATATCTTTCCGTTTGGAAGCTGTACGTCCATTATTTAAGGTCATCCCAGTGAACAATGTTTGAAGATGAAGGCTGATCTATTTGTCCTTGTGGTGCATTTCCTTTTGTATCTTCAATCGCGGCTAATTGTGATTGCTTTTCTTTTTCTACTTGGTCAAAAAATCCTTCTAATTGTCCTTTTGACATTGCTGCATTTACCATTTCTCTGGCGGCATTCCTTGATTCTACTGTAGGCTGTCCACCACGCACCATTAAAGCGGCATAATCGGCAACAATAGCTTGCAAATTAGTATTTAGGTTGGTCACTTCTGGACCACCAGTTTTTGTAATTACGGCATTCTCTAATTTATTTAGATCAGGGAATTGCGACAAATCAACTTTCTTCATGCTTTCTTTAGCTATTGGTATCATGCGCGACAAGCTATTAGCTGCAAGTTTAATCCGTCCAGCGTTTGCCCCAACAGTCCTATCTTCTTGTAATTCACCTGAATATTTGGCTGCCATGTCTGCTAATTTAACATTAGGATATTTTTCAGCAAGTCTGTCCAACACTGCTTTTTTATCTCCCGTCATCCCTATACCAAGACCGGGTGGTAACTTTCCTGTTCCACCGGGGCCACCAATAGTATCTACAATTTGTTCAACTGCTTCTGGCGTTAAATTGGGAGTTTGCTTTAATTCTCTTGCATAATCCATCATGGCTTTACGATTTTGAAGGGCTAGTGCAGCAGCGGCGGCTCTGTCCTTGGCTTTTTCTTGCAAATCAATCAGCTTTTCAACGGCTGCAACAGATGATTGTTGCGCGGTAATCGTATCACCATACTGAGTAGCTAGGATTTTCACTTTTTCCATTTGCTCTTGTTCAGTGAGCTTTCTGTTTTCAATAATTTCTTTGTACTGATCGGTGAGAAATTTATTGTTAGTAATGGCTTTGTCAGTAGCATCTTTCCATTCTTTGTGGGCTTGATCTAATGCTTCTTTGTTGCCTTGTTGGTAGCCTTTCATGCCGCTAGCAAACGCACCTAAAGCTACTGTCCCATGCTGACGCGAAAACGCACCTGCAAGCGTAGAAAGAACAGACATAGCCGTGACGTATTCTTTGGCTTCTGCACCAAAATCACCACTTTGAGGAGCTTCGGGTGATTTTTCTAACGTAGGGGCTTTTGGCAAGGGAGCGTCTGCTACCTGATTGAATTTATCAACAGCAGGTTGCATGGCCTGTTTCTCTTGCTTCACAGTAGCCATCAAAGGCTCTACTGCGGCTCCAATCTGTGAGGCGGCATCCATTACGCTGTCTTTTTGTTAGGTTGTGAACCGTATAGGCCACCAAGAGATTCAAACGCTGCATTGAGGCTCTGTTGGAAAGCACTATCTTGCGATACTTGTTCGTTAGCAACCTGACCAAGATTACTACCCGCCAGACCTGCTGCTTTAAAAGCATTATCAATTTCGCTTTGAATGAAGCTTTGTTGCAGGGCTTGGGCTTGCTTGTTAATCTCGTTTACGCCTTGAATATAACGACTATCACCCGCAAAATTAGTAACACCTTCATTTGCTAACTGTTGAATGAGCTGGTTCTTAGCTTGTTGGGTGTATTGGTCAATGCTTGCCTGTGCAGCAGGGGTTATTTGGCCTGAGTTAGCAACAGCTAGATTACTGGTTTCAGTTGCAATCAATGGGGCTGTTACGTCTCCACCTGCTGTTAATGGTTGCGATGCGGAAGGAAGCTTACCCGGCCCAGACAAAGCATTATACGCAACATTTCCAAGAGAGGCCACTTTTGCAATGTCTGATCCACCGCTTACCAGCTTGCCAAGGGTAGATGTAGGTGCTGACGAGGCGGCAATAGACTTACCATCCGCAAAGCCACCCTCTATTCCAAGTGAATCAGCACCCGATGAACCAAGCTGCGTTGCAGACGATGTAGAACCTAGTTGCGTATCCAAAGCTGATTTAGACAAGTCACCTACGTTTGCTGCCGATGTAAACCCTGCGCCTGATGAAGGAGTAGAAAGACCTTTTGCAAACTGACTGTTTATGTCGCTGCCACTTGATCCTGTCGCTAATGACCCTCCACCTGTAGGGGTAGAAGTACCCCCCAAATAATCTTTCACTCCACCAAGGGCATCTCTAATGCCACCACCAATATCAGGAAGTCCTGTAGCACCGGGAGAAATGTCAACGCCTAGTGCATCGTTGACAGCCGTGTTTCCTGAACCAATCCCTACTGCACCTGCAAGTTCTTGTCCGGCTAAAGTTTCACCACCTGAAACAAGTCCTTTACCGAGTGCAGTACCTAAGCCCTTACCTTTGGCAAGATTCTCACCAGTAGACACCCCAGCGTTAATCAAAGGCAACAGTTCTTCTTGGCCTGTTGCTACAGCAGCAGTATCAGCAAGAGCAGTTATTGGATCGACACCCATTTATATCTCCATTGAATATGACGTGGATTCTACACCAGCGCCTAGTATTTTGGCTAGCTTATTTACTTTGTGCTTTGTGGATGACCCAAAATGATATTTCTTAGCGCCGTTTTCTTTGGCCCACTGTATGGAAATTTGGAACATTCTTACTATTTCGCGGGCTTTTCCTGCGTAATGCCTTGCCGTTGCTTCTGTGACTAAATTATGAATATGTGTAACCAAAATAGTCACCATGATCGAATCATCCGTCCTAAGCGTAAGACAATTAGGATTCACAAGTGCTTTTAGCGCCCATTCCCTAAAACCATCTAAATTGGTAACGTCGTCATATTTAGTTTTAGCAATGTGCATGATCCATTCAATATCATCCACTGTGCATTGACGTATCATCAATTATTACCACTGATTGCACATGAAGCATTGTTGGTAAATCCAGTGGAAGCACCATAAGTTGTGTTACCTATCACCATACATTTTGTAACACCTACAGAAGTTAGAATACCAGTTTGGTTTGTCCCATAAACGGAAGATGTACCTGCTGCGTTTCCAGTTACGTTAATGTTAGACCCCCCATTAAGAAGTATTCCTGCGGTGGCTTCCCCAAAAATACGATTCCCTAGTATATTTATGTTTGATCCTGCACCAACCAATATACCGTATGATCCTCCCCAAAGTATGCTATTGGATATGGTAGTGTCACCTGTCCAAGTAGTATCAAGATAAATGCTTGCTGCACCAGATAATATTGGACCTGCAATTTCCATATTATCAAGAACCAAATCATCCCCGTAATGAGCATACACACCCGATTGATAATTTTGACCAATAACGCTATGCGAAATTTTGGTGTGTTTTGGAATCGCACCAGAAAGAGTATTGGTTAAAGCCAATCCCGAAGTATAAGACCCACTCATATCCATATCTATAAATGAATTTTCAGAAGCACCAGTATCTAGTTGGATTCCATAGTAAGTTCCTGCTCCAACTAACTGCCATGTTAAGCCATTGGAACCGTCTGTTATAGTCAATCCATAATTTTTTAAAGTTGGCTGAGAAGAACCGCTGGTTCCCCCATGTGTGCATTGAATTAAATAACCCTGTGTGCTTACAACTGTGCCAATCGTATAGGCCGTGGTTGAAGCCCAAGAGCCAAAAGTAGTAGGAAAAGAAGGCTGACTTACAGGCCAACTTTGGTCAATTTTATCCCGAATAAACCAATTCCCCCCATTACTTACATAAACCACTGCTGATCCATAACCTTCTTGAGCGAAAACATCTTCTACAAAAACATCCGAAGTGCTTTTTATGGATAAAGTATTTTTACCTCCATATAAACTATCATGCAATAAAACACAATTTACGCACCCAGACCCTATAGCTACGGCATCGTAGGTTGCACCAAAAGTAGTTGAATCGTTGTTTGATCCTTTTCCAAATACCGAGAGATTCTCAATAGAGGAATATGCAGCAGTCATGGACACAGTAGGAGCAGTATTCCCCCCACAAGCGCTAATTGCTATGGTTCTTGAAGCCCCATACAACCTTACTGCCACACTTCCGGTAACGGATATTCCTGATTTTACGCAATAAGAGCTTGTAGATGGGGGAAAATAAACTGTACCACCAGTGGGGCTTGATTGTGCTGCCGTAATTGCAGCTTGAATTGCTGTAGAATCATCCGTAGTTCCATCGCCTTTAGCGCCAAACGCTTTGACATCATACCAAGGAGAACCATTAGCAAAAAATGCACTTCCCGAATAAATTTGATCTGAATTGAGAATAGCAGCAAAATCAGCATCAAGCCACGATGCCGGAACATTCCCCGTCTGAGTGGCAAAAATATAAGGAACGCTTGCGTAGCAACCAAAAGAAAAAGTAATAATCAATGTTGCAATAATTTTCTTAAAAGACATTTAGCGCTCTCCTAAAATAGCTGTGTTCACTTGCGTGACCATCCAGCCACGATATAAAATCATCCTCGTTAGAAAAATCCACCAAAGATAAATCGCTTCCTGAAATACCCGTTGCTTGTCTTATCTGGGCGTGGATAGATTCGTGAGCTACTAACCATTGTTGGACAATCTTTGGATCGTCTTTCCATGCAAATATATCATAATCTGGTAGGTTTACGGAAGGGCTAAGTGCGCGGCATTTTTGAATGAATGTTTGATGTTCCCTGTAATGACCATCTAACCATGCTGCCCATCCGTTAGGATCATTAGGGATGACCGTATCTGGCTGAAAACTTATCACGTTGTTACTCCAAAGTCTACTGCGGTAGAAGTAAAGGCCGCTGTCAGACCGTATTCAATCATTAGGTTATTAAAACTGTAACCTGTTACCGTGCCAGTCAAAGTAGCACCTATGTAATTTCCCGAAATTCCGCGTGTGTTTCCTGTTTTATAAAAGAATGTTGCTGTACCAAAGAAAATTAAGGGATTACCATCAGCACCAATAAAATTAATGGCGTTGCCTGAATTATTAACAAATTGTATTCCAGAACTTGCTGAATAAGCTTCTGCATCAGAAGTTCTTTCAGACTCAAACGTCAAAGTAAGATTATTGGCGCTGCTGATGGATTGCGATATTGCGTACCGAATCGTTCTCTTGCCGATAAAAGGTTTTCCTTGGGACGTGAGCGACGTTGAAAGTTTGATATTTACTGCTGACGTTGCTTGCGAAAGAATTGGGGTTACATCATGTCCCGACGTTGCGAATGTTTCGGTTGTGGAATTAACAATACCCGTTGTAATAAATGTTACATTATTTCCCTGTGAAATAATAAACCATTTTTTATTCATGTATGACAACATGATACTGCGTGATCCGGTAGGGTCTTGGTATTTAACCAACAGCAAAAAACAGTGAATATTATTGATATTGGCAACGGCTGAACAGGGTAACTGAGTGAAGTCAATCAGCTTGAATATACCGTCCATTTCATCCGATACTTTAGTAACAGACGCACCATAGACAGCAAAAACACCCACATAGTTGGCAAACAGCACAATCCTGTCATAGGACACAATACTATCCCTAAATACTGTGCCTTGGTCAGAAGAAAGAACGACTACCGTAAATGAAGTTGTGCTCCCTGAAACTGAAATGTTCCCGATTTGACGAACCGAGTTGTCCCCAAAAATAAACAAATAGTTGTTATAAGCACGCAAAGCAGTGACAGAATGAACAAGGTCAGCCTCGTTGATGGTAAATGAACCTGACGCATCCCCTGCAATAAAATCATCATATCCAACACCACCGTAGGATGATCCTGTACCTGTATACGTGATGATATTTTTATAGGCCAGCCATACCCTGCCTTGAAATACTGCTAGTGTAGTGGGATTGTTGGTAAGA